ATGGGAAGCGGCGACATATATAGCGGAACATAAAGAAAAGGAGCAGGAAAAATGAGAACAAGCATTATGTGGCGGCAAGGTATGCTAGATATGTACGGAGAGCGCAAGAGCCTCCGAGACTATCACAAGAGGCTTGTGACCGCAAGCAAGAATTACCGAATGCCTGAGACAAGGAAGTCTGATCTTGATAAATTTTTTGAAGAGTGCGATGAAAGAATTAAGGGGCATAAAAAATGACGTTCGAAAAATGGTGGAATGAGACAATATCATATCAATATTTGGAACATGTAAATTTATTTCACAGAGATACAGCAAAACAACTTGCTCACGATGCATGGAACGTCGCACGGTCAAAGTGGAATTATTGCAAGGACGGTAAAAAGCCGAAACAAAATCAGCGTGTCAATGCAATTATTAAGCCGGAAATTAAAAAGAATCCGCTGTATGTTGACACTGTTGTCTATCGTAACGGTAATTACATCAATGAGCGCACGTGCCACTTTGAAGAGGTCATCGCATGGATGCCGTTGCCGGAGGCTCCGAATGTACACGATGACTGAAAAATCTGTGAGGCAGATAGAAATGCCAGGATTCGCGGACAGCATGAAATATCTGAGCGAACACCCAGACAAGGACGCTGAGATAACCCTGCACTGGAACACGATGCAGGAGGTCAGCCACTGGAATGACGTTGAGCGCAAGTACAGGAGGGAGGTGCCAAAGAAATACTGGGATATCTCCACGGAGCCGACTGCGCTTAGCGAGCATCTGCCGTCAACGCTCATCGCACCGGAAATCAAGGCATACATGCGGATGCTACAGCAGTATCTCGGAGCTATAGAGGGGCGCGTGAAGAGGGGCATGCACACGAACATCGTCCTGCTTGGAGAAAGCGGAATCGGCAAATCATACCTAATGGCATGGACGATGAAAAGCCTGATGAACACGATAAAATATTACGAGAATCCGCTGAACGAATCGCCGACACCGAAGGACTTCCCGCATTACTGGAACGTGGAGTACACCACCGGTCAGACGCTCGGAAGAAGGTACAAGGCTTGCGACAGCTACAGGTCAACGGAATCGAAGAGGGACGTATGCAACGTCTACGCATACTGCGATTTGTTCATGCTCGATGAGGGCGGGCGGGTGCCGACAACGTACGAAAAGGAGGCTCTGTTCGACATCATGGACGAACGCGAGAAGAGCTGTATAATATCGGCAAATTTCAAGAGCCTTGACGAGATGCAGGACTACTACGGGGACGCGTGCATGGACAGGATACGGCAGAACATGGTTGTGCCGAACACGGAGGGGTGTGCGAGCATGAGGGGCAGCACCGAGCTGTCGCAGGACAGGGACTTGACAGAGATGCAGGACTTCGGTGATGGTGTATCAGAGCAATATACGGACGATGTGCCGTTTTAATCACATCAAGGAGCAAATATATGAGCAAGAAGACATTCACGCTCGTAAGCGCAATCGTGGGCGGAGTGTCCACAACTGCTTCAACTGGACAATAGTAATTGCCAGTTAAGCAAATGTTAGAACGACAAACAACCGAGTACCGGCCTTCGGCCACTACACGGATAATTTGCGAGGAGGAAGCCGTGAAGATATTCAAGCTGAATGATTGCGATTGGTACGCCGCCGAGGATATGGAATCTGCCATTAAACAGATAATGTGTGACACCGGGAATACCCGCGAGGATTGCGTTGATTCTTCCGCTCACGAACTGACCGACAAGGAAATGGATCGTCTCAGATTCGTTGACGATATAGAGAACGACCCGGAGGCCGCAGGGTCTTCGCGCTCTTTCCGCGAACAACTTGCGCTCATGGTTGAACGCGGCGATACGTTTCCTTGCCCGTTTGCCACGACGGAGTTCTAACAACTGCTTCAACCTGACGCTTTGCGCCAGTTAAGCAAATGTTAGATGGATCCTTTAGCAGTCTACCCGCCTTAGGCGGGTAGACTGACACGAACAAAGCCAAGGAGGAATAACATGGCGAAGTTTAATGTTGATGTAGAAAAAATGACGGAAGCTCAGGCGAAAGAAACCCTGCAAAAAATCATTGAGGCACTCGACAATCTCGATGGCGACGATTATTTTGGCACCGAGGGATGGAGGCATTTCATGGGCTTCGAGGATTAGGCCTCTAACAACGGCTTCGACCTGACAAGCTAACGAATGCAGGTCAACTCAATGTTCTACGGACGTTTTAGCCGTATAAGCGCCCCGTGCTTATACGGACACACGCCAAGCCCCGGCGGAGGTTATCGTGGATAGAAAACAGTTGCGCGAAATGTTCGGCGGAAAATGTGCCTACTGCGGGAAGCCGCTCGGAAAGGTTTTTCACGCGGATCACGTCGAGCCGATTTATCGCGGATGGACAGACGCATCGCGCCCTAGACAAGCAGGAAAGGACGTTGTGGAAAACCTATTTCCTGCTTGTCCTCGGTGCAGCTTGCGTTGTGACGGCAGTAGTGCTGTCGATTATTCAGTTATTTAGAAAATAATAAGGAGCAGGCGAAATGACAGTAGAAGAGTTCAATCTTCCGTTATGGAAGCGAAACAAGATTAAGGTGCTTCCAAAAGGTGCGACATACTTTGAATGCCCTCGTTGTGATATTAAAATAAGAGTGACAAGGAACGACGCTATTCTAGGAACCGTTTCCTGCCCAGAGTGCGGTCATAATTATGAATACGGACTATAAGGAGCAGAAGAAATGACGTTTAAGGAATGGTGGAAAGAAAAAGCATTAAAAATGATTGTACTTAATTATGGAGCAGAAGAAATTGCTCATGACGCATGGCAAGCCGCACAGCCGAAGTGGACGTACTGCAAGGACGGAATGCCGAAAGAAAAAGACGGAAAAGTTATTACCACGCATGAAACTGACGCTAGCTTTTATTCGCACGAGATAAAAGTTATTCGAGTTTATGTAAAACTTGAAACACAAAACCCGTTCAATGAAACTAGAATTGATAATTTTTGTCTTTCGACAAACAAGTTTGAAAAGTATGAAGACTTGGTTATCGCATGGATGCCGTTGCCGGAGGCGCCGGCAGAAATTAACAGTGGCTTTAATAAGCAAGGAGTACATATATGAGCAAGAAGACGTTCACTTTGGTGACCGCAATCGTGGGGGGCGTGTCTACAACCGCTTCAGCAATCGTGACCTACGTCAACCCTGCATGGGCTGTCGCAATCGTGGCTTCAATCGGCATCGTCAACACTGCGGTGGTGGCGGTGTGTAACCAGTTCGTCAAGGAGGAATGACAATGGCATGTGGAAAGAAATCTTCTGCCGGCAAGGGCGGGAAGAAATAAGCCCAGAACGGAACGGAAACACTGCGGCGGTGTAATTTCACGTCTTTCGTGAAAAGTACGCTATAAACAGGCTTCTCGCGCGTTTGCGGGCTTTTTAGCTGGCACACTGTACGTCTATTTCTTGCTTGAATAATAAAACAGTGGACTTTAGGCGTAGAGTGTGGTATACTTAATCCATAGCGGAGACCTCCTGCCAGACCCCACATGATCAGGTTTCCGCTTCACTGGTGGGAAAAAATGGACGAAATAAAAGTAAACTGCAAGGCAGCCGACACTCTCGACATACAGGACATGACGCTCTTTCAGGGCGAGTTGAAGTCACGCACCGATGCAGACTATGAGCATATAAAAAAATCAATACTTGAATACGGCTTCTGCGCTCCGTTCTTCATCTGGGAGCATGACGGAGTGAACAGCGTCCTTGACGGTACGGGACGCTATGAGACATTGCAGCGAATGAAGTCAGAAGGATATGACATACCGCTCCTGCCGGTCGCATACATAGACTGCAAGGACGAGGCGACGGCGAAGCAAAAGCTGCTCAGACTTAATTCACACTACGGATACATGACTTCTGAAAGTGTAAAAGAGTTTGTCGGAGATATGGAAATAGACTATTCGGACATATCACTTCCAGAAGGTACGCTCGACTTTTCAAAGTTAGAAGAATACGAAACTGGTACGGAAGAAGGTGTTGAAGATATGATAAGCACCTTCGGAGTTACGCTTAATTTTGACAAAAGATATGAGCCGGATATAAAGCAGTTTGTAAAGGACAATGGGAAGCAGGCTGTAGTAGAGCAGATTATCAGCATGGCAGAGGCTAACGAATGATAAAAATTGAATGCAAGGCTAACGACACGCTCGCCATAGAAAAAATGAAACTATTTCAGGGGACGCTAAAGACAAGACTCCCAGAAGATTATGTAAAGATACAGAAATCAATTGAGCAGTACGGATTCAGTTTCCCGTTTTTCATTTGGAATTACAAAGGCGACAACTGGGTAATAGACGGTACAGGAAGATATGAAACCTTAAATAAAATGAAGGAAGCAGGGGAAAAAATACCTGAACTACCTGTTGTATATATAAATTGCAAGGACAAAGAAGATGCGAAGCAGATACTTCTGAGAATAAATTCACAGTACGGGTCCCTTTCGCAGAAGAGTGTAGAAAAGTTTTCGGAGGATATTGAAGTTGAATATGCCGACTTGGACTTGCCAGAAGGATGCATATATTTCAGCGAAGATGAAGATGAGCCTCTGAATCTTGAATATGACACAGGGACAAGTGAAGATTCGGCAACGGCAGATACATTTGCAATGACGTTCGACATAGACAACGGGTACAGGGACAAGGTGCAGGAGTATATACGGAAAAATGGAAAACAGCAGCTCGTTAAGGTTGTGATGGAGCTTGCAGGAGTTGAGCAAGATGCCTAGATGCGGAAGCCAAATCGTTCTTTGCGATGTACCGGTTAGATTTGATACATACGAAGGGTGTACACATGCCTGCAGGTACTGTTTTGTGAAAAGGAAAACAGACATAAGAGACGTAAAGCTCGGAGAAAGCCCTGAACAGCTCATAGGGTTTATACACGGGAAAAGGACTAACGAGACGAAGTGGTGCGACTGGAAGATACCGATACACTGGGGAGGGATGAGCGACCCGTTCCAACCGTGCGAAAAAATACACAAACGTTCATTGGAGTGCCTAAGGGTTTTTGCAGAAACGGGCTATCCGTTCATGGTAAGCACGAAGAGCATACTGCCCACGCAGAAAGAATATCTTGATTTATTCAAGAGGTGCAACTGCGTCTTTCAGGTAAGCATGGTATGCAGCAAATATGACGCATACGAGAAGGGCGCACCGACATTCGAGGAAAGAAAAAAGATGCTTGCCATAATGGCTCCGAACGTTAAAAGAGTTGTGGTGAGAATACAGCCGTACCTGCTTTCTGTAGAAAAAGATGTTATCGCACAGTTAAAAGATTATGCAGAAATGGGTGTGTACGGTATCACAATCGAAGGCATGAAATACAAAACACTCCAGAAGGATACTGAGAAGGTATACGGAGACTATGGATTCAAGCTGGACATTCTGCGGAGAAGTTTTGAGCGGATAAAAAACGAGGCGCACAGGGTAGGGCTCGTTTTCCTGAGCGGAGAAAACAGACTGCGCAGCATGGGAGACAGCCTGACGTGCTGCGGTTGCGAGGGGTTGGAAGGATTCAGGGTAAACACATACAACCTGAACAGCATGAACTGCGGAAGGAGACCAGAGCCAACATCAGGGATGAGTGAAAGCGGGACTGCATTTGTATTCAAAGCCTTGTTTCAGGATTCTGGGGCAACGAAGGCATTTGAAAAGGCGTGCATGAAAGACGTAATGGACAGATACAGAAACGACCATAAGGACGTGGTAAGATAATGACAGCAGGAAGAAAGTCGAAATACAGAGCAGAAATGCTTGAAACCATTCTCAAGTTATACGAACAGGGAAAAAGTGATGCATACGTATGCGCGAAACTTGAGATAGACCGGACGACTTTCTACCGTTGGTATAAATCAAAAACAACATTTCGCCACACTGTTGATGAAGGAAGGCTGTTGGCGCAGTGTTGGTGGGAAGATTTGGGACAGAGGCTGTCAGGTGGGAGCGCCCATGACAAGAACGGAAACCAGATTGTTACGAAGGGAAACGGGCGCGTGTGGAACTTCATAATGATAAACCGTTTCAGACAGGATTATCAGAACGCCCCTGAAAGACAGGCAACGACAGACAGCCTTGACGCAATACGCGAGGCGATACAGTCTGCGCTCGGAGGCGGTAAATGAAGCTGCTGCCGTTCAATGCTAAGGCGCGTGAGGTGTGCGATGCCAATCAGTTCGGCTATCTCACAGTGCTTGAGGGAAGCGTCAGAAGCATGAAAACAGTCACGTCGTTAATTGCGTGGCTTTTGTACGTCATACGCTCTGACGAAAAAGTATTCCTGATGTCGGGCTATACAGCAGGCTCACTGCTCCATAACTGCATAACAGAGGAATACGGCTTGCAGAACATATGCGGGGGAATGCTGACATTCAGGGCAGATGAGAACGGGCGCAAATACATGGCTCTAGGCGGAAAGCACATCTACTACTGCGGAGCGGGCACTGCGGACGCGCAGAGCGTAATAACCGGCTTGAGCATCGGCGGGTGGTATGCGGACGAAGTAAACAAGCACCACAAGACGTTCGTAAATCAGGCATTGAACAGAAGCATTGCAAGCCAGGACAGGTGCAACTTCTGGACGCTCAACCCTGAGGCGCCGTCACACTGGATTTACAAAGATTACATAGACAAGTACAAGGAGCAGAATCTTTCCGGCTACAGGTGGTATCACTTCACGCTTGATGATAATCCGGCAATCACAGCGGAACGCAAAGCAGAATTGAGACAGCAGTACACTGGAGTATTCTTCCAGCGCGACATACTCGGCTTGCGTGTTCGGGCAGAGGGAGCCTGCTTTCCTTCTTTCGTGCACAATGCAAAGGGAGCATACGGCAATGTCATGTATGAACTGCCGGAACATTTCAAACCGCTTTTTGCAAACATCGGCGCGGATATAGGCGGAACTGGATCTGCAACAACAAACGCCTGCACGGTGTTCTACCGGAACGATAAAGGCGAACTGTGCGGACTGCTCATTGATGAGATGTATGACACGGACAACAAGAGCACCGAGAGCATAATTGCCAATTTTAAGCAGTTTGTAATCAGGAATAAAGCTAAATACAGAGTAGCAGGAGCAAGAAGCGACAGTGCGGAACAGCTCATCAAGAAGAGCTACGCTGCCACCGGTGTGTGCAACGTTGCGGACAGCTTAAAGCGTCCTATCGTTGACCGCATACGCTTCTTTGACCTTGCATACAGCCTTAAGCGCTTTTACATCTGGCATGAGTGCGTGCATACGATTGAGGCGGTTGAATCCGCGGTGTGGAGCGACAAGCCTAGCAAGGACGGAACGGAAACGCGCCTTGATGACGGAAGCACCAACATAGACAGTCTGGACGCTATGGAATACAGCGTTGAGGAATACATGAGTGATTTTAATTTGGTAAAAATGGAGGCAGGGGAATGAAATCAGAGACTTACAACATCGACTGTATGGATTACATGCGCACGTGCAAAGATAAACAGTTTGATCTTGCGATTGTTGACCCGCCGTATGGACTTAATATAGATAAAAAAAATAATAGTGAAATAAAATTATCTGACAAGTCAGCAACGAAATCAAAATATTATGGAAATCAGGAATGGGATAATAATGTTCCTGATGAAAACTATTTTAACGAATTATTTAGAATATCAAAAAATCAAATAATATGGGGTGTAAATTATTATCCTTATAATTTTTTATCAGGAGGAAGAATTTATTGGAATAAAAAAGTTACAATGCCCACATATAGTAGCGGAGAACTCGCATATTGTTCGTTGCAAAACAATATAAAACAATTTGATTATGAATGGCATGGAATGCTTCAACAGGATATGAAAAATAAAGAATTCCGTATTCATCCCACCCAGAAACCCGTTGCTCTGTATAAATGGCTCCTGTCACATTATGCTCATGCCGGAGACAGAATTATTGACACACATCTTGGTTCTGGCTCTTCACGCATTGCATGCCATGACATGGGATTTGATTTTGTCGGCATCGAGATTGACAAGGATTATTTTGAAGCAGAAGAAAAAAGATACAGTGATCATGTTTCACAGCTTGATTTAATAAAGCCGGAAGAGATACAGCAACTGCAATTCGCAGTAAACAAATAACGGGGGCAAAATTATGAGCGACTTGACGGACAAAATACGGCAGATATGGGCAATCATCACAGGGCACACGCTCGGCGAGAACGTGACAGCATTCGATGACCTTATTCAGAACTGGTGGAGCGTATACAGAGGCAACCCGTCATGGCTTGACTACTCATACGCAACGCTTGGCGGAAACAAGCAGAAGCGCACACGCAAGGAAATGAACGCGGCAAAGATTGTATGCAGTGAGCTTGCAGGCCTGTGTTTTACGGAGACACCGGAGCTGACAACGGATAAGGACATCACCGACTTTCTGAACAGGGAGCACTTCTGGGAGCACATGACAGAATACGCAGAATATGGTGCGGCTCTTGGCGGATTCGCTCTCAAGTTCTATGCGGACGCTACAGGCCCGCACATCGATTACGTTACTGCCGACTGCTTCGTTCCAGTGTCATGGAACAGTGCACGCATTACGGAGGCGGACTTCATCTCAAAAATGGTGCATGACGGCAAAAGGATTCTGAGCGTTGAGCATCACAAGAAAGCGATGTGGAAGGACGAGCAGGGCAATGACGTATGCGGATATGAAATCAGCAGTGACTTTTACGATGACGCGCAGGGCACCTGGACAAGGACGGACGCACAGCACGCAGGGCAGGAGGCAGTTGTCACGCGCATTGCAACAGACACACCGCTGTTCGTGTACATCAAGACACCGGAAGCAAACAATAAGACGCTGGACAGTCCGCTCGGCATATCAATATTTGCAAACGCAATGGACACGCTTGAAAGCCTTGACATCGCATTCGATGCGCTGCAGCTTGAAATCACTCTCGGCAAGCGCAGGATCATTGTTCCGTCACAGTGTGTCAGGGCTGTCATTGATACAAAGACAGGAAAGCCGGTACAGTATTTCGACCCTGCCGATGAAACGTTTATCGCATTCAATTCAACAGACGCAAAGGAAATGAAAATCACCGACAACACTGTTGAAATCAGAACAGAAAGCATCAAGGGAGCAATACAGGCGCTTCTGTCCATTCTTTCCGCGCAGGTGGGATTCAGTGCCGGCTATCTCAATTTTGACGGCACAAGCATGAAAACAGCAACAGAGGTTGTCAGCGAGAACAGCAAGACGTTCAAGACAAAGACTGCATACGAGAACAACATCGGCAGCGGTATCTTGCAGTTGCTTGAGACTATACGCACTCTCGGCAGCCTGTACGGCATGAAAACAACGAGTGCAGAGTACACAATATCATGGGATGATGATGTAATTGAGGACAGGAACGCGCGCGCTACATACTGGATTAACAGATACAGCGCAGGTACAGTATCGCTCGTGAAACTGCTTATGAAACTTGACGGCATGAGTGAGGAAGAGGCACAGAAGGAAGCGGACACAATCAAGGCAGAAAAAGCAACGATAGATGCAGGTAGTATGTTCGGCATGGACACAGGAGCAACGGCATAAAGCATGACATCATCGGAACTGTTTTACGAAATGGAAACTGAACTACTCAAGAATCTAGTGCGATATCTGTCAAAGGGATCTGTCGGCTCCGCGCAGTGGCAGTTGGACAAACTGCACGAAATGGGCAAGCTGAAAAGCGTCAACGCAAACACGATTGCAAAGTACAGCAGAGAGGCAATCAAGGAAGCAGAACGCGAGATACAGCGGGCGACAATACGCGGTGCAAGCGTAATAGACAAGGCGAGCGAGGGACACACGGATAAATTGAACACGGCAGTACCTGCAAATGCTGACGAGCGCATACTGCGGACGGCACAGTCATGGAGCAACATCGCGGCAAACGGATTAAACCGTGTCGGCACATCGTTGTTGAATAAGTCCGTTGCCATGTATCAGCAGGGAATAGACAGCGCAAGCAGGGCAGTCGCGGAACAGGTGACGGGAGCGATAACAGGACGGCAGGCAATAGCGCAGATGTGCACCGAGTGGAGCAGAACGGGCATAGGCGCGCTTGTGGACAAGGCCGGCAGGACATGGACACCGGAAGCATATGCGCAGACGCTCGTAAGAACGAACATGCGCAATGCGACAACAGAAAGCCAGCTTGAGCGCATGGACGAACTTGACGAGGATTTAATTGAGGTATCATCACATGCAGGCGCAAGGCCGCTGTGCGCACCGTATCAGGGGCATGTATACAGCAGGACCGGCAAGAGCACGCAGTACCCGTCACTCAACAGCACATCATACGGAGAGCCGGCAGGGCTGTTCGGCATTAACTGCGGTCATGTAATGTATCCGTTTTTCCCCGGCACAAAGCAGACATACAAGCCGACAGACGATGAATCACAGAACGCGGAAGATTACAAGCAGAGCCAGAAGCAACGGCAGATAGAGCGCAGTATCAGGAGTGCAAAACGTGAGCTTGAATTGCAGAAGATAAACGGAGACACAGCTGCAGTCAGCAGGGCGCAGGAGCGTGTAAGCAACCGGCAGTCTGCTATGCGCAATTTCATCGATGAATCGGGAAGAACACGGCATTATGACCGTGAGCAAATATATTAACGGAGGAAATTAATTATGGCAGAAACAACAGCAACACCGGAAACTGCACCGGCACAGACAGCGACAGAGACACAGGCACAGGAAGCGCCGAAGTACACCGACAAGCAGTTGAACGACCTTATCGCGAAGAACAAGGGCAAGGGAGTTGAAGAACTGCTAAAGACTGCGGGATTTCAGACGCAGGATGAACTGACTAAGGCTCTTGCAGACTATAAGGCAATGCAGGACAAGAACAAGACCGATGCGGAAAAACTTGCAGACGAAAACAAAAAGACTGCTGAAAAACTCGCAGAAGCAGAGAAGAAAGCCGCTCTTGCAGATTTCCGCGCAGAAGCGCTTGCACAGGGAGTGAGCAAGGAAGCAAGTGAGAAGGTGGCGAAGTGGGCGCAGGATTATGACGGCAAGACGGCAGAGGAAAAGATTACCGCGTTCCTGAAGGACAATCCGCAGTTCGCACAGAGCGAAGCAAAGCTTGCGGCACCGAAGATTTCGAGCAAGACTGTATCGCAGACACCTGACGCAGAAGCCGCACTGCTTGAGCGCATCAAGAAGCAGATGTAATTTTTTTGTGCCGTTGCAATAAAATAATACTTGCAACAATAGGCGAACGGTGCTATATTGTTTGAAACACCACTGAGGATAACGTCTGTTATGCAGACGCAGCCAAAGAAAACCTGCCGTGAGGTTATACCACGGGTAAAAAGGGCCAGACCTTCAATTCTGGGTAGACAAGTCAATCCGTATGGAATGACTAAATACCTGTTTGAAGCGTCGGCCTTTTTTATTGCCCATGCGCCTCAAACGTAAACAGAGGTGCCAATATGGCAAACTCAATCGCATACGCAACACTGTTCCAGACAGCTCTGGACGAAAAAATCACGGCACAGCTTGCATCGGGCGCACTCGAAGCAAACGCAAGCATGGTGAAGTACAGCGGCGGAAACACCGTCAAGATTCCGAAGGTCAGCACAAGCGGTCTCGGAACATATTCAAAGACAACTGGATTCCCTGCCGGATCGGTAACACTTGAGTGGGAGGAAAAAAACCTCACACAGGACAGAGGACGCGAGTTCACAATCGATGCAATGGACAATGACGAATCTGCATTCGTTGATTCAGCTTCTAACGTGCTCGGTACGTTCCAGAAAGACCATGTTGTTCCTGAGGTTGACGCATACCGTTTCAGCAAGATTTATTCTGCTGCTGTAGCCGGTGGAAAAACTGCAAACAGCTACACACCTGCGAAGTCAAGCATCTATTCAACTCTCTCTGATGAAATCGCAGACATCCGCGACAAGGTTGGAGACAACGTAAAACTCATGGTGTACATGAGCGGCATTGCCTACAAAGCACTCAAAGATTCAAGCGAGTTCGAGAAGAAGATTGACGTTGCCAACTTTGACAACGGAACAATCAAGACGCAGGTCCGCGCAATCGATGACGTGCCGATTTTCCGCGTGCCGTCAGACAGATTCAAAACTGCATACACATTCGGCGATGACGGATATGCCGCCGCAGCAGGCGCACTCCAGATGAACTGGATTATCCTTGCGGACAATGCGGCAATCGCAATCGTAAAGACGGATAAAATCCGCATCTTCGACCCTGCGACTAACCAGAGCGCGGACGGATGGAAAATCCAGATGCGCAAGTATCACGACCTGTGGCTGCTTGACAACAAGATCAACACAATCAGCATCAGCGCAACACCGTCAACATAACGTAGCAGGAGGCAGTCATGTACGCGACAGTAGATTTCTACAGATCAACATATCTCGGAAGTGACGCCTCTGATACTGAGCTGACGAAGTGGCTCACACGTGCGAGTGACGACATTGACGCGGCTACACAGTACCAGATTACAAGTCTGGACGATTACGGCGCGACAATCCAGACGCTCGTGCAGAAAGCCACGTGTGCGCAGGCTGAATGGTACATCAATAACGGAGGCGACCTGTCGGGAGTGAGCAACCTTTCAGTGGGTTCGTTCTCTATCGGCAAGTCTGATGCTGGTACAACTGCTGTATTGTGCAGCAGAGCTATGCAGTATTTATCGCCTACAGGTCTAGCCTGCCGTGTGATAGGAAGTGCGGAATGCAGATACCCCGTGCAGTATTGATACATTCTGCGACCTATGCCCACTACACAGGCACTGACCGGAGCGGTGAAAAGACATACGGCGCAGAGCAGACGTTACAGTTCGTACGCTTTGAAGTGTCGAAGCAGAACGCATTGACTGCTCTCGGTGACCAGAAGAATGACCGCTACACGATGTTCTATGACTGTGAGAACAGCCTTCCGGCTGGGATAACATTCTCTGCCGGTGACAAGGTTACATACGGCAGTGAGGCGCTTGAGGTGCGTACGGCAAATCTGTACAGCGCATTCAGCGCACATCACTGGGAAATACAGTTGGTGGGTTCAAGCGATGCAAGCTGACATTGACGTAGATTTCCTGCCGCAGGAAGTAAAGGAAAAACTTGCGGAGAAGATACAAAACAAAGTTCAGCTTGCATTGAATGAACAGGTTATTAAGGACAGCAATGTCTATTGTCCTGAGGACACAGGAACGCTTCAAAGTTCCGTTGTCATGGGTCTCGGTGATGATGCCTTCGTTGAGTGGAATGAATCCTACGCAAGCAGGCAGTATCACGGAGACGAAAACGGGTTCAACTACTCGAAGGACAATAACATAAACGCCCGCGGTCACTGGTTCGAGGCGGCAAAGGCGGAACACGTAAAGGACTGGGAGGCTCTTTGCAATGAAAGACTTAAGAAATAAAATTGCCGATTACATCGATACTCTCGACCTTTATTCGATTACGTATCTTGACGCATTTCCTACCACACCGATAGAGGCAGTCATGCTGCGGGCTATGCCGAGTACTGCAAAGGAGACGGCATACATGGACGGATCAGCGGAAGGTTCTGTCAGCTTCAACATTTATGCCAGAAGCAAGAAGCAGGAAACTGCAATCAATGCTCTGGACAAAATTGTAAAAGCGCTGGACTGTCCGCAGATTGAACTTGAAGAAGGCCTGTACATTGTAGCACAGCCGACAACGTTTCCGGCTCTCGTACAGAAGACGGATGCAGGCGAGTACACATACTCGTGTGCAATAAAAATCAATTATACATGGGAGAAATAATTATGGGTAAAACATTTCCGTTGAACTTTCAGAATCTTTTTGAAATCAACACAACTCCGGGAGCGGCCACGAAAACATGGGCGCGCATCGCAGCGGGCATCAGCTCATGCACTCCTGCAAACAATGAGAATGTGGACCAGACCGCATATCTTGACGGAGACGGATTCGGTTCGTCCGATGTCATCGGCATGCAGAAAACATACGCGTTCAGCGGTCACCGTGTTGTCAACGATGCTGCGCAGGACTACATCTTCAATGATCTCCAGGAGACTCTTGGTGACAACCGCAAGACAGAAATACGCCACACCGATGCGAACGGCAAGGTTATCACCGGTGATTGCACCGTGTGCAATATCGTTGAGGGTGGCGGAGATGCGAACGCAAAGACTGAAATCAGCTTTGAAGTCCACATCAACGGAAAACCAGAAACAACAGCTGCGACAACTGCTCCGGAACTGACAGCAACCTTTGCAGCCGGTGTAACAGTTGGAACGACAACTGCAACAGTCACGGCAGGTTCAAACGACACGCTTGCATACTGTCTGCGTGGCTCGGCGCTCTCTCCTAACGGAGGGGCGTATGTTTTCGGACTCACCTCTTACACCTCTGCCGCGGAAATCAAGGCAAGCGTAGGACAGGTGCTCAATCTGTTCGAGCTTGACGCGAACAACCGTGTTGTAAAGTTTGTGGCCCACACTCTTGTGACGGCAGACATCAAGGCATAATCATAAGGAGATAGACAATGGGCGACAGCATGAAGGTGCTGTCGTCTGTCCGCACTCTTGACGTTGAGTGGGCAGACGGCAGAAAGAAAACATATCACATTGACGTATCGAACAAAGAGCGTCTTACTAAGTGGCTCGGTCAGGAAGCAAGCCTCGACAAGCTCAAGGGAGTGACCGACAAGAGCGTGAACGAGCAGACACTTGGAGAGATGTTTGATGTATGCAGTGACCTTGTGAGCAACTTGGTTGGAGACAAGGAGGCGAAGGACATGCTCAAGAGATCAAACGGTTCGCTGTTCGTGTTGCTCCAACTGATTGCGAAGATGGGAAGCATGGCGAATGCCGCGCTTGCAGAGGCACAGAGCGTTGTGGAATCCATTACTAAGCAGCGTTAAAGACGGTGAATATAGGGGCGTGAGAATAAACACAGATTTCCGCGCCTCGCTCCGTTTTTTGGACAAAAAGAAATATTACGACATCATGTCGATGTCTCTCGGTGAGAAGGAGACCGCGGAGGGGCTTGCGAAGTCTGCCGCGGAGATTTTCTGGAACAACGAAGTTCCGGACATACCGGACATCATGGAAGTGCTCACCGGATTTTTGACTATGGAAAACAAGACTGAATCAGACGGTGAGGAATGCTTCGACTACTACTGTGATTCAGCAAGGATTTATTCCGACTTTTTGCAGTACTACGGAATTGATTTGACGATAGCAAAACTGCACTGGTGGAAGTTCAACGCGCTTCTACAGAATCTGCCGGAAGGTTCCTCGCTCATGCGGGCGATTGAGCTACGGCAGAGGGAAATTGACAAGAACATGACGCCTACTGACAAGGCGAAATTATACAAGGCCAAAGAAGCCGTGATGATTACTAATCACTGGGAGGAAGATGTATGGCAGAAGCAGACGGCACAATAAGAATAGCAACAAGCATCGACATCAAGAATCTCCAGTCTCAGCTTGAGCAGATGAAATCAGACATCAAGAAAACATCTGACGACAGCAAGAAGGACTTGTCACAGATTGCAACGCAGTTCGCGGCAGTGGCGGCAAGCGCGGCAGTGCTAGTCAAGGCGGCACAGAAAGTCGGCGAGACGATAGACGCATACGCACAAAAGACAGATAGAATAGACAAGATGAGCCAGTCTCTAGGGCTGACGCGGAAAACGTTTCAGGAACTTGACTATGCATTCAAACAAAACGGAACTAACCTTGATAACTTCGGAATGGGAATGAAGTCGTTGCAGGAGATAACGGCTAAGGCGGCAACGGGAGCAGTGACCGCATTCGACAAGCTCGGTGTGTCCGTCAAGAACTCGGACGGCACTCTTAAATCACAGGACGAAATATTAAAGGAGACGCTCAGCGCATTCAACAACATGCAGCAGGGAGTTGAAAAATCAACGCTTGCTACTGACGTGTTCGGAAGAAGCGCACAGGAGCTGATGCCTCTGCTCAACCAGACGAGCGGAAGCGTTGACGAACTTCGTCAGAGGGCGCACGACCTTGGAATCGTTCTCGGCAATGACGATGTTGACGCAGGAGTGACATTCGGTGATGCGATGGACGACTTAAAGACATCTTTCGGTGCGCTTGCACAAGGTGCGTTCGTGCCGTTCATCTCATTGCTCACATCTATAACGAACGGACTGACGAAGGCTGTGGCATGGCTCAACAGCGGAAGTGCCGCGGCAGAAGTGATAAAGGCGGCAGTAATCGGGATCACTGCCGCAATAGGAGCGCTCATCGCAATATTCGTGGTGCTCCCTGCCGTCATTACGGCTGTGTCAACGGCATTCAAGATTCTCACTGCCGCCATGGCAAGTAATCCTATCGGAGCGATTGCCGTTGTAATAACAGCAGTGCTCATACCGGCAATTATCTATCTGTACAAAAACTGGGACAAGGTGTGTGTGTACATAGAGAAGTGGTGCGCCGAGCTGGGGCAGGACTTCAAGATTGTAGGCGCAAAGATAAAAGAGGGCTTTGTTGTAGGATTCAACGGTGCGAAGATTGCGGCACTGTCACTCGCGCAGATTATATTCGACAAGGTTCTAGGGGCGGTTGCTAAGCTACTCAACGTCATGGGCAAGATGCCGTTTGTAGGGGACAACTTCAAAGCGGCGGCAGATGCAGTCACCGGATTCAAGGACGGACTTGACAATGCCGTCACATCTGCAAAGCAGGAGAGCGCGGAGGCGATAGCGGACAGCAAGGCGCAGACAGCAAGCGCGATAGCGGACAGCAAGGCTCGCATAGCGCAGATTGAAGAGGAGAGCAAGGCGCGTCTTGCCGCACTCAAGAAGGTTGAGGAAGAGGCACCGGCAGACACAAGCACCGGTACAGACACAGGTACGGGAACGGGAACAGGCACAGGTACGGGAACGGGAACAGGCTCGGAAAGCGGAGAAACAGGCAACGTTGAACTAACGCGCACTCATATAGACGTGCTCAAGGACCTCACCAAAGAAGAGGAAATCAATTCAAGCAAGGTGAAGGACGGATATATCACCGAGCATGACGAGCTAGAGAATAACATAAGCGCCATAGGTGATGCGATAGACGAGATGTATACGATGGGAATAACTGCTGACGCAAGCGGAAATGAACAACAGCGCGCTCTTTCAGAACTAATAGCGAAGTACAAGTCATTGTCCAAACAAAATATAAATATCGGTCAGTTGTTCATTGACAACTTAAAGAAAGACATTTCCTCAATGAAGAAAAAAATATCTTCTGTTATGGCACCGGTGCTGAACGGTCTCAAGTCAAGCGCTATATACAAAAAGTGCGCTGAGGTTGGAAGCGCTGTGTCTGAAAAAATCGGTGACGGAATAAGCAAGGCGAAGGACTACGTTGTCAAAGCATTGTTCGGTGTCACACGTGACGCGGCAACCGACAGTGCAATAAAGACGGCGCTCAAGAATGCGGGCAAAAATCTTGCCTCTTCGCTTGTGTCAGGGTTCACGGCTGTTAAAGACTTCCTGTCCAAGACATGGAGTGCGATAGACTGGATGGCGAACTTCGACCTTTCGTCTGCACAGAGCGCTGTCACTGAGTTTGTGTCTGGTCTTGGTGACTTCTTCATCAACGACCTCCAGAACTTGCCTGCGTTCTTTGATGCGGCAGTCGATGCCGTTGACAACATGGTCTCAGGTCTTGTGTCGGCACTGCCAACAATTAAAAAGAACATCATCATCTTACTAAAAAAAATTGCGGCATACCTGAAAGGCGATGGATTTAAAACATTAATCAAAAACGTGCTGTCCATCATTGTGGGAATAGCAGAGGTGATCCTGGACAATCTCGGTGACATTGTGGAAGCAGTGCTTGAGGCTGTGCCGATGATCATACTTGCTCTTGCAGACGCTCTGCCGGATATAGTCAAGGCGATAATAAGCGCCATACCGCAAATAGTAGTGGCGGTGGTCAAGGCCATACCTGCCATTATCTATGCTCTTGGCGTGGCGTTCGGTAACTTGTGCAAGGCGATATTTGACATGGCGGTGGGCGCAGGAGACTACATCTGGCAAGGAATTGTTTCAGGATTTGAATCCGCAGGTGACTGGCTGTACACATACATCATATCTCCGATAGAGGGCGCGTTCAGCGCGATGTGTGACTGGATAGGCGGCATATTCGGCAAAATTGGAGACGCAATCGGCAGCATACTCAAGGCGCCTATCAACGGCATCATCGCGGCAATCAACTGGATAATAGACCAGATAAACAAAATCAGGATTGACAATGACCTTCTGAACATACATGTAGGATTCTCCCTAGGACATCTCGACTATCTCGCAAAAGGCACTGACAACTGGAAGGGAGGAGAGGCGATTGTCGGCGAGAAGGGTCCTGAACTCGTAGACCTTCCTGCCGGCAGCGCGGTGCACCCTGCATCGGAAACGGCATCGCTGCTTTCCGGAATGTCCGCTCTCAGGTCAGGCTTCATGCCGTCACTTGCGTTCACATCTTCGGGAAGTGGCAATAGCAGCATGTCGGTGAACGTGTCACCGACCACTGTGCAGATAGACGGGCGCACTGTCGGGCGCATCGTGTATGAACAGATAGACAGACTGGCGGCAAACTCATGAGCTTAAGCGTTCTTATCAACGGCACCGCATATACTGCGGAGTCACACTTCTCAATCAAACAGCAGGCGGGAGCAATCAGCGTGAGCGACATAGACGTACTCATGCCTGCGACTGCAAGCGTGCCTGTAGCCAAGCAGGCCGTTCAGATATTTAACGACGGGAACGCGTTCTTCTATGGATTCATCTCAAGCGTTGAGACGCCGGAATACTCCACAGGGCTGGAGGTCCAGCGTTATCGGCTTGAGATTAACAGCGCAGAAAGCGTTCTGAAGAATCGCCTGGTGACTGAAACGTTTTCGGGCGTATATACACATGATATCGTGCAGTCTCTTTTTGAGAATTATATTTCTGAAGAAGGTTTTGAATTCGGTGCGATAAGCACAACTACTCGATACTGGGAGACATGGAGTCAGTCGTACTACAATCTATATGATGCACTTGTTGAGCTTGCGGATGATGTCGGCGCTTTGTTTTATATAGCGCCGGACAAAAAGTTTTACTTCCTGTTGAAAACTGATCTGACACAAATTGATATGCCGGCACACGTCACGAAGTTGAAGCGCCATGAGAACGCAGACAGCATCATCACTCTGCAGACCATAGCAGGCGCGACAGAAGAGACCACCATACAGACAGAAACATTCTTGTGGGATGTGAGCAATGAGACATACCAGAGCACCACCACTCTGTCATATCCTGTGTCAAGCATCACCGCATGTTACATCGGCCAGAAGACTGATACCGGAATGTCCTGGACATCCGTACTTTTCGGCGTGAAGAACGTGGACGACAGTGATACTTCTGTGACTTTCCTCTATGAAGAATCCAGTAACACCATCAAATTGAATGCAACGGCAGTAACCAGACCGACAAGCAGCAATCCGTATATCAAGATAGTGTATGTCGGAAACTATGACATTATGGTGACCAACACTAACGAGACGTTGCAAAAAGAAATCGCAGCGCTCAACGGCACGAGCGGAAAGATTGAGGCGTATACAAGCGACAGCACCATTAAGACATTTGCTGATGCTAACACTGCGGCAATCAATCTGTTGAACGAAAATGACGAATGGACCGAGGAGATAACGGCAAAGTGCCATTCGCTTGACGATACCTCTCTCTATACTGCATGGAAAATACAGAGCACTGAATCAAGAATTTCCGGCATATATGTGATTGTCGAACGCACCATAGAGGATTTCGGACCTGATAATTTTTTCATAACGGTGAAACTCAAAAACCGTTCGTTGTATTCAAGATACGGGACTTGTTTGAAAAATACCACGAAGAATAATGGAACGGACGTGCTCATCTACAAGACCGCGGTTTATACCGAAAAAATGTCGTTCTCAGATTCTTTCTTTGCAGAGTATGAGGCCGCGAACTGGGCTTACTACCCTTCAAGTGATTTGACAGACCCTATGCTTATAGACGGAATGACGGACACTACATTCTCATGCATCCATACGCATGACGTAGCCGCAGTGCAAGAAACAATTGCAAAGAAAAATCTTATCACCAGCATATCCGACATCACATATGTGGACGTGAGAGCGAAGATTACCCTGGGAAGCATTGACGATGAGCTTAAGGCAACGGACGGAGTATACATAGTGTTCGATGTCACGGTTGCGACTCCATTCAAAACGACCGGAAAGTATGGCAGCACGTACACGGAGCATTGGTATACTGAATCGCTGATACAGAATTTCCAGACTGCAAAAACCACACACAGGATAATTGTCAAGGCGACAATGTTTTCTTCGATGTCTTCCGCGTATCCATACATCATGCTACCTACAAGGTTATACGACACCAACGGGGCAATAATCTATGATGACATTGCCGTGTCAAACATAGCATGGTATGCAGATGTGGATGACGCTGTGATTGACGCTCTCAAGAACGATCCGCCATCATACGTGGCCCCAAAATGCACGGGCACATGGTGCAAACATATAACAGGAGTGACAATAAATGAATGAGAAATTTAATGAAAAAAACAAGCTGCACGGACACTACACGATAGAGGCGTATGACAAGCATGGAAGACTGGTGGAAACATATGAAATTGACAATTTGTTAACAACATCGCTGTACACGCTCATCTTCAATGCGCTCAACTACGATGTAACAGCGCAGACCGCGAACGCATTGAATATCAACTTTATGGCTACAGGGACGGGGACTGCTCCCCTTTCGCAAAGTGACACAAAGATGAGCGCTGAACTTTTCCGCAAGGCACCGTCAAGCAAAGCGGCAGGTGCCGGAATTTTCACCTGCAAATTTCTTCTTGCAACGACGGAGAGCATAGGGACAATAACGGAGCTTGGCGTGTTCTGCAACGGCACGAGCACCGCCGACAGTGGGACTCTCATATCGCATGCATCTTGCAACATCGTCAAGACGGCGGCTGTTAAATATCTTATGACGTGGGGACTCACACTGGCATAAATTAAAGGAGAAACTATGTATACAAAGCACGTATGGTTGCCGAGACTCGGCACGAAGTTGAACAGATATCTCAAGACGAACGACACGACAGAAAGTGTCGAACTCACAAACTCGCCAGACACGATTACGCAGGCAGGCACGCCGTTCAGCCCCGACATCATGAACGAGATGGAGGGCGGTATATCGATGGGTGCCGCCAACGCATCATACTTCGCCACGGAGACCACCGCAAGCGGGACGACAGAGGCAAAGACCGCAGGCGGTAGCAATGATATAGACTATGATGACAATCCGATTATCGAAGTCATGATGTCGTATGCACAGCTGTATGACAACAGAACACTCGTAAGCGGAAGCACTGTCACGTATCAGAATACGATTCTTAAAGCGAACGCGCTTACACTGTCATATAACGGCGGTACCGCATATCCGATTAAAGGCGGGCGCGGAGAGTATCTTGGTATCGGTGCATGGGGAGCAGGGGAATTGCTTAGATTTCGTTTCGTTGGAAGTTTAGCCGCTGGCGGTTACTGGTACTGTGAAAACGCACAAGCTATCATGCAGGGCGGAGATGAAACTAACGGATATTATACAAAGTATACGAACGGTCAGATTACACAACCGACACAACCAGACTGGAAGAACGCGGTAAACATATCATCCCACACAACAAAGACAAATTATTATACAGCTCCTACTGACGGATATGTAGTTACTTGTGGTACTGACTCGTATACAGCTAACGTATGGCTGTATGTATCAAATGACAATGGAACAAATTGGACATATTTAACAATATTCTATACCGACGTGAATTCCAATACGAAGGGAAGTTTTGGAATTGTACCTATGAAAAAAGGAGATTTGGTATATGGAGCTCCTTTTGAAAAGTCTACAATGTTTTCTTTTGTACCCCAATATACCTTGATAAAACCATAAGGGTATTTATTGTCCTTCAGTTTCCCAATAATAATTTGAACCGTAGATGCTTCCGCTTAAAGTATACAATGTCATTGTACGGAGTGATGCCTTGGTTATTCTTTCTGTATAATTCGCCTTATCTCCATTGTAAGCAACAGAGTAAGTCGGTGTATAGAATTTTGAATAAGGTATTGGAAATGTTACCGTTATTCCTGTTCCTCCTGTAGTTCCATATTGTGTAATCTGACCGTTCGCATTAATAACCTATTGTATATAGGTCTACATAAATTCCCATGAATCCTGCGTTGTCACCAAATTTAACAGCGCTAGTTGTTTTCATCATTTTTAGAATATCAGGTCCCATGCTACTTGTGCCTGTATAACTAATAATTTCAAAAGATGCAAAATAGTTAGCAGACGTATAAATTATTAGTAAATTTTTAGATGCACCTGTGCTCAATCCGAATAGATGTTGTACAATCTGACCGTTCGATTTGATTTTGCAATTCAAAATAATTTTATATAATGTACACGGTGGAAGGAAAGGAAGATGATAGATGATATACGGATATATCCGCGTTTCCACCGACAAGCAGACAGTAGAAAATCAGAAATATGAAATTAAAAAATTCTGCCGTAGAAACAAAATAAAATTATCAGAAATAAATTGGATTGCAGAAACAATTAGCGGTTGCAAGTCTCCTAAAAAAAGAAAGCATGGTCGCACACCATCGAAGCATAAATTCAATAGCGCGTAGGTACGGGGTGGAGTGGGAGACTGTGCGGACGTACATAGACAAGCACATGAAGTGAGCAAGGTGTTGATTTTTTATGAAATTGCAGTATACTAAAGGCGTACAAAATAATAAAACAATCCGATAGGCGTATGCACGGACGCACACCGGAAGGGGAAAAACAATGACGATAGGAGAAGGAATTGCAGTCGCATCCCTCGTGCTCACCGTGCTTATATCTCTCGTGACTCTTGCCGTGAAGGTTGGACGCTACGCAGAGCAAGTGAATGACTTAATCGAGCAGGAAAAGAAATACGACAAGAAATTTGACGAACTGTACGCGGACAGAAACCGCCATGAGAACAAGCTGACGGAAATCAGCACGATACTGTGCTCTATAACCGAGAAGCTGTCCGCAATGGACACGAAGCTCGACAAACTTGCGGAGGCTGTCAATGAAAGTCACCGCTAGGCTTATCACACCGAATGAATACAGCAGGCCCCAGAAGAAAATTAATAAGGTTATGGCTGTCGTCATGCACTGGACCGCAAACCCTTCGGCAGACGCAATCGAGAACAGGGATTTTTTTGACAGCAGAAAGACAGGCATGGGCGGCTGCGGCTCCGCTCACTACATAGTAGGGCAGAACGGAGAAATCGTGCAGTGCATACCTGAGAACGAAATTGCATATCACTGCGGAAGCTCTGAAATTGACCCGGAAAGCAGGAAAATATACACAGACTATGCCCGAATGAAGTTTGGAAGGTTCGCGATGCTCCCGAAGATAACATCGCCAAACTTCGTGACTATCGGAATAGAAATGTGTCCTGTCGACATGGACGGAAATTTCACAGACGAGACTATTGTATCCGCTGCGGAGCTGTGCGCGGACATTATCGAGCGTTACAACCTAACGGCAGAAGATATTACAACTCATCATGCCGTTGTAGGGTGGAAGGACTGCCCGAAGCTGTGGGTCAAGAAGCCTGAGCTTTTCGAGGCGTTCAAACTTACTGTATCGGATATTTTAAGGAGAAAATAATATGACAGACGAAACGACAGAAAAAACAGAGACAGGAATACATGCGAAGCCGGTGTCGCTCAATGCGCAGATAATCGCGGCTATATGGATCGCGCTTTGGAGCGGTGCAGGCTTCGTTTCAAAGATGGTTCACGGACTGGACATACCGATATGGGAGATAGTTACGTCAGGTCTTTCAATCGCTGCGTGCTTCTCTGCCGTGTACTTCAACCTTGTCATGGACAAGATTAAAGACTGGAAGTTGGGGGCGCAGGCATGAATGTGTATGTGATACTTGGTATCGTCGGACTTGCGCTGGCTGTCTTTTTTGCAGTCGGTGCATTTTGTCTGAATGTCGGGGGAAAAAAGGCGGAAAGAAAAACCGTGGAGGCTTTGCAGAAATATGAGGAAGAACAGAAGAAGCTTGAACTTGAAAAAATCACCAGCAAGGAGAGCATGGAGACCGGCAGCGGCGCTTCTGATTTTGATGCTTCCATTGCTATCCTGCACCACGACAAGCCAACCGGACGTTAAACCAGAGGTAGTGTTTCCCGATCCGGTGCAGACGGACGGTACATGCGTGGTCAAGTATGACGCGCAGAGCGACACCGTTTCAATGCCTCTATGGTACTGGAAAAAGATAGTGCGCTATGCAGTGGACACGGGCGGCACGCAATAAAAAAGCCTGCTATGAAAAGCAGGCTTGATTCTATTCAGCGCATCTCTTGCAGATGTATTCGCTCATCGTCATGCCGGCATCGCATGCGTTCCGCTTTATCTTGTCCAAATCTTCCGGCTTGCACCTGATGGCAATGTTTGCAGATTTTCCTTCTGACTTCCTGCCGCCGCCGTGGTAGCCGTAGCCGACATATTCTGTTTTTGCGTCTGCTTTTGATATCAAATCATCAAGATTTGATATTGTGTTATCGTAGTCATCGATATCGATGTAAAAATCGTTTTTAATGTCAGAAACTTCTGAAATGCATAGTATAAATTTCCCTGTTTTTGTACCGTGTATATTTTCCTCTGATTTTATAAGCTCAAAATCTTTACCGCCTTGATTTACAATAACTCTTGCGAGTCCATTTTTGTATGATATTATTTTTGCATCCTTGACAATTTCGCTTGCTTTTTTGCCATACCAATTATCATTGTTTGTCATGTTTTTACTCCTTATTTAGCGACTGCTGTGTCACAGTCAATTATCGCCTGTTTTGCTTCGGCTTCTTTCTGCGCCTTGTATTCTGCCGACACATGCGCGGGGAGCTCGGTTACCATGTCATTAGGCCATGCGTGATTAAGAGCAATCATCTGGAGCTGTGCAGTTTTATTGGCGGCAACGTAATCAGCGCAATACATCCAGTTATTTACACACCAGTCAAAACCCTTTGTAAGCATGCTGTCCATCTGTTTTACGGTTGACGGTTTAAGTGTACTTTTATCCGCCGCATTGTATGCTTCTGCAACCTGTTTTTTCTGTTCTTCGATTGCCTGTAAAACCTGTTCTTGTTTCATATTAAATCTCCTTGATGCTTTTCTGCATCTCATGGTTATAATATACAACATATTACTGTTTATGTCAATACAAAAACAAAAATAATTTAATTATTTTTTAGGCTCAAAAACAGCTTTTTTGTACTATATAATCAACAATAAGCGTACAAAAATACACAAAAACAATACTAAAATACTTTACAAATATACAAACATGATATATATTGATGTTATCAAATAACAAGTTTGTATATAACAACTAAAAAATGTAACAGACTTGTGGGAGGAAAGCTAAGTGAACGAAACAGAAAAACCCATATCCAAAGCCGAGGCGGCTGAGTATCTGGGCATTGCTTTGAGCACGCTCAACAAGTGGGTGAGCGAAGGGATTGTCAAGGTGCACAAGCCAGGTCTTGGTCGGGGGAAAAACCAGAAGGTTTTTTTTCTGAAATCCGAACTTATCGAGATGGTAAAGGAGGCATGAGATGTACCATTCGTATTTTACACGGAATTTGAGAGACCCTGCTGACGTTGAAGATGAGGAAGAATACGAATCAAGACAACGCAGGATTGAGAAGAAGGTTGACGAAGAAATCGACAGAAGGATTGACGAGGAATGTGAGAGGGAGGCGGTTAATGCTTAGATGCGGATTTGCTTACAAGGGACGTGTGGCAGAAAAGAGGGTCATCGGTGATGTCGAGTGCTACGTGTGGTATGAGCCGACCGACTGCGACTACCACAGGGCGGCAAGCGTGCTCGAGATGCGGGCATACATAGACGGACTGCACAGATGAGGCTTGACAGCGTTACAGAGGACATGGTTGTCCGCGAGGTGCGCGAGGTGCTCAAACTGCACGGGCTGTTGATACAGCGGATAAATACGGGGTGCTTTGCGATAGGGGATTTTAACAACCGCAGGTACATCAGGACTGCGGAAAAGGGGACTTTGGACTTCGTGGGCATGGATCACCACGGACGGCATGTGGAAATCGAGTGCAAGAGACCTGTTGGAGGCAGGCTCTCGCCGGAGCAGAAAAGGCGCATCGAGACCATCAACGGATGCGGAGGTGTGGCGATTGTCGTACACAGCGGATATGAAGCAATCACATTACTGAAAGAAAGAAATTGTTTATAATAGGAGTAATTTTATGGCAACAACTGGAAAAAAGAAAACAGCAAAGACTGTAGAGACAGCAGAAACAAAACTGCCGAAGGTACTGGACATACCAACGGCAGTGAATGCGCTCATGGCAGAGGCGGCAGGGAAGTCGCTCAGCGTGAACAACATCACGATGAGCATAGACGGTTTGGAGGCATACGTCAATGAGACGTTGCCGAACTATGCACCGGACAAATACACCGGTGACGCTGATGCGGCGAAGAAAGACCGCGCAGTGCTGAATGGCGGTCTCAAGCAGATTGCGGACGCACGCAAGCAGATTATCGCAAAGGCAATGGAGCCGTTCAAACTGCTTGAAACAAGAATGAAAACTCTTGAAAAACAAATGGAGAACGGTTCAGCGGCGCTTGACGCAATCGTAAAAGAAAAAGAAATCGCAGAAAAAGACGCAAAGAAAAACTTGTGCCTTAAAATCTGGAACGACAAAGGGTTCACCCTTATCGACTTTGAGCTAATCTTTGACATCAAATGGACTAATAAGACAACGAAGCTTGAAGACGTATCAAAGGAAATCGACACAATCATCAACCGCATTAAAACGGATATAAAGACACTCGAAGCATTGCCGGATGCTGACACACTCAAGGCAATCTATCTGCAATCTCTTGACCTGTCCTATGCAATGAACGAAGCCGCACAGCTTAAAGCAAACCGGGAACGCGCGACAGCGGAAGCAGCGGCACGCGCTGCGGCAGAACAGCGCGAGCAGATCGTATCACAGTATCACGAAGAGACGGTTGAATATTTCGAGCAGCAGAAGGAAGAGAAGCCTGTAACGCTTGCGGCGGAAGTCCTTGGAGTGGAGCCTGACATTGACCCGATTACAACATACTCACTTGAGTTTACCGGCAGAAAATCGGATTTGATCGCCATGCGTACATACATGAGCGAGCATGGAATCACATACAAGAAACTGGAAACAGAAGGAGCGTACTAATGAACGGAACGAACGTTGTCGCAGTAGTCGGACGTCTCACACGGGACGCGGGAATTAAATACACGGGCGCAGGCATGGCGATTGCATCATGCGCTGTTGCAGTTAACACAAGCAGAAAGGACGCACAGGGAAACTGGACTGATGAAGCCAACTTCTTTGATGTCACAATTTTCGGGAAAACGGCAGAAACGCTCAAGCCTTATCTCATCAAGGGCAAGCAGATTGCAGTCACCGGACACCTCAAGCAGGACAGGTGGGAAAAGGACGGACAGAAGTTCAGCAAGGTATCAATTGTTGCAGATACTGTCGAGCTTCTGGGCGGAGACAGACACAGCACGGAAGCAGCACCTCAGGCTATGCAGCAGAGCAACTATGCACAGCAGTACCAACAGCAACAGCAGGCTCCTGCACAGCAGGAATTCCCCGAAGATATTCCATTCGGCGACACGACATTCTAGGAGGCAGAAAAATGAGCGATACAGAAGTGGCGGTCAAGCAGACCGCAGTACAGAGCGTCAACGAGACACCCGAATATTTTTACAACCTTGCTCAGGAATATGCGCACAACAACTACCGTGACCTCACACCTGCACAGTTCAACTTGTTTGTTGCGACAGCGCGTGAGTGCTGTCTCAATCCGGTAAAGCGTGAGGTTTATGCAGTCACATACAACGACTACAAGTCCGGCGAAAAGAAGATGAACATCATCACCGGCTATGAGGTTTACCTCAAGCGAGCAGAGCGCACAGGCAAGCTCAACGGGTGGGAGTGCCACATAGACGGACAGGGAAATCAGATGAAGGCTGTTGTCACCATCGACCGCAAGGACTGGGAGCACCCGTTCAAGCACGAGGTGTACATGAGCGAGTACAACACCGGCAAATCACTATGGTCAACTAAGCCTATCACAATGTTGAAGAAGGTTGCAATGGCGCAGGCTTTCCGACTTGCGTTCCCTGATGAGTTGGGCGGCATGCCGTACACGTCAGACGAACTTGGAACGGAAGAACAGACGGAGCGCAACGTGACACCGCAGAAGCCTCAGGCTGTAACTGGTGAAGAGACTAAGCCGGCAGAGCCGAAGCAGGTTGAAGCACCGAAGCCGGAAGAGAAGAAACCGCCGGTGGAGGGCATGACAACTGCGAACAAGATTGCACCACACTGCACACCGATGCAGGCAGAGGAGATGAAAAAACTTTTCGCTTCAACATATCCAGACGGAACACCTGTCATGGCAGACGATGAAAAGGAAATGTACCGAGCAATGGGCAGAAGCAAGTCAATGCAGGACACAATCACGTCATGCAGGAAGTATGTCGCTGACAAACTTGCACAGTACAAGCCGCAGACTGCACCGAAGCCGGAGCAGGTGAAGCCGATACCGGAAGAAATATTCTAAGGAGCATTGTCATGGCAGTGACCATTGTTTTACATAGGCATTTTCAAAAAGGTTTAATAAGTTTTGATTTGCCAGAAAAAATGTACCAACCGCAGATTATTAATCTGCTGACCACCTGCCGTGACAAGCACAATGATTATGTGTGTGTGACGCTTGCTACACCGCGCAAGCCTCGCACCACAGGTCCGGGAAGCCAGAATAATCATGTGTGGGGTCATGCAACGCAGATTGCAACGGAGACAGGAAACGAAGTCGATGATGTCATGGACGCGGCTAAGGAGCGGGCGTTGAAGCGAGGCTATCCGTACCACGTGAACAAGCTCACCGGCAAGGTGAAGCCGTACGGCACGGAGGAGCTCGACACCGAGCAGTGCGGGATGTTGATAGATGAACTGCACATGATTGCAGGAGAAATGGGAATAACACTAATAGAGGCGGAATAATGGAACTTAACATAAGCGATAGCGCAAGACAGAGCGCGAACATATGAAATCAAAACGTATCCAACAATCCTGTTATACATGTGACAACCTGATGTTCGATGTGACCAAAGAGGAAATCGAAACACAAAGGATATGCGGTTGCAGGAATCATTCGGGAATATGTTTTTGGATTGATAAAGGAAAGACGCTTGAGCAGTCTAGAAAAGACCTTTTAAAAGGTGGTTGCAGTGACTGGACAAGGGACGCGGAAAAACAACTGTCCCTGTTCTAAAAATTAACGGAGGAAGAAGAATGAACAAATGTTTGATGTGCACAAATATGTGCAAGAGAAAGACGGTAAGCGGAAACTACCGCATAACATGCGCGGTTAATCGCGATGTTGTTCTTTTTGGTGAGCTTGGCAACGAGCCTATCGTTGACTGCTGTGGGAAATACTCTCCAATGCGCGAGTACGGAAGCAGTTGTCACGGCATGGCGGTGAACGGACATAGGGCAGGAGGCGGAAAATAAATGGAACGTATTGCATTGTATTGTGACAGCTTCCAAAACTGGAAGTCACACGATATACAAAAGGCGCAGTTGATTCTGACAGACATACCGTATCAGCTCGGAGATTCTGCATACGGTAGCAATCCAATGTGGTATAACGGTGGTGATAACGATAATGGAGAATCAAAATATGCACATAAATCATTTTTCGATACAGATTCAAAAGCAGGTTTCCGCATTGCAGAGTTCTTTCATTTTTGCAGTAATTTGTTAATCAAGGAACCGAAAGAAACAGGGAAAGCGCCGTGTATGATTTTATTCTGTGCATTTGAACAGCAGTTTGAATTGATTCAGGAAGCACAGAAATACGGTTTCAATCATTATATTAATTTGGTATTCAGAAAAAACTTTTCCGCACAGGTACTAAAAGCAAATATGCGCGTAGTCGGCAACTGTGAATACGGTCTTATTTTTTACCGCGATAAATTACCGAAATTCAACAATGATGGCAAAATGATTTTTAACTGCATGGACTGGATAAAAGATACCGTGACGCCAAAAGTGCACGAAACACAGAAGCCGGTCCCGGTGCTCGAAAATCTTATCCGCATTTTTACCGATGTGAATGACGTTGTAATTGACTGCTGTGCCGGTAGCGGGACAACTTTGCTTGCGGCAAAAAATCTTGAAAGAAGGGCTTACGGATTTGAACTTAAAAAGAAATACGTAAATGATTTTTATGAAAAGATTCTGCCGTGCTATCAACCAGACATGTTCTGTGTACAAGAAAAGGAAAATAAAAAACTTAAACAGCTAGAATTTATGGAGGCTGTAAATGACTGACAGCCAGAGGGAGCAGAGACGCACTGCGCTTGCATGGTCTGGAGGTGTGTGCGAGGTGTGCGGCAAGCCACTCGGTGCATATGCACAGGCTGCACACCGCATTGCAAACACAGAGCCGAACAGAAGGAAGTGGGGCGCGTGGATAATCGATTCGCCTCTCAATGTCGGTTACACATGCTCGCTTGAGTGCAACCAGTCTTTGAACATCGGCATGGACAAGGGCGCGTGCCTTGAGCTTGTGCAGAAGATACTTCGGTACGAGCAGAAGAAGTTCATCGATCCGATGTGATTCACTTTACAAAAAGCGTATAAGCGTATATAATATTAGCGTGAGCTTATACGCTTACTACCGGAGTAGTGACCGGAATGTCGGATAGAGAGCCTTTAATCATTGGCATAGCAGGGTTTTATCCGAGCCTTGTGCAGATTCACAATCTGGTGCCAATGGTCAAAGGCTTTTTTATTAGTAGGAGGTTATATGACAGTAAAAGAACTTGCACAGTTTACAGGAAAAAGTGAAACAACAGTACAACGGTGGGTAAAAAAAGCTAACTGCAAAATGCAGTTATGTAACAACAAAATGCAGTTGCAGAGAGGTCATGAAACAGATTTCAAACTTGAAGAAGTTGAAGCAATACTCAATTCTTCTAGCATGTCAAAGGATGCTGTTTCAATACTTATCGCTAATGCAAAAAAAAGTCAGCAGAGAGATTGCGGCTCTATGCTGACACAGAAAGACATGGCTGAAATTTCCGCTGTTGTCTCTATGACAATAAGCCAGATAATGACACCCATTAATGAAAGGATATCGAAACTTGAGAACGGAGTCAATGCGCTTCCGGAGCCTGAATATTATTCAATAATCGGTTATGCGAATAAACACGGTGTCAGAGTTGATATTCACGGTGCTCTTGAGCTTTCAAAAAGAGCAAAACAGCTTTCAATATCAGAGCATAAAGATATCAGGAAGATACCTGATGAACGCTGGGGGCAGGTTAATTCATACAGCGTTTCTGTTCTCAAAGAACTGTTTGAGGTGTGACCATGAGTGAAAATCATAAATATTATTATCTGAAACTCAAGGATAATTTTTTTGACAGTGAGGAAATGAAGCTGCTGGACACGATGAAGAACGGTAAAGACTATCAGATTCTTTATTTGAAATTGTGCCTGCTGTCATTAAAAAATGACGGAGCGCTGATGTTCAAGGGCATGATTCCGTACGATTTTTCGATGATTTCTACGATTACAAATATGTCAATTGACACCGTAAAAACGGCTCTGGAACTGTTCAAAAAAATCGGTCTTGTAACGGTCACTGACACCGGAACAATTTACATGTCGGATATACAATTGCTTATAGGGCAATCAACTACGGAGGCTGAGCGCCAACAGAAGTACAGACAGCGCATAACAAATGTTACAACAAATGTAGATACAAGTGTACAACATTTATGTAACAAAAGTAGTAACAAATGTAACAACAAATGTGCAACAAACGGACACCAGAGATTAGATATTAGAGATAAGAGATTAGAGAATAATATTATTGCTCCTGCTACCGCAGTAGCCGACACGCAAAAAACAACAGACGCTCCTGTTGATAAAATCAAGCACACGGAGGAATACAAGGAAGTCGAGGGACACTACACAGAGCAGTGGGCAATACTGTACACGGAGAAGAAGGTGGTTACGGACAAGCCTGCAATCGACTTCAAGATAACGCGGACATTGCTCAAGGGTCTTTTTGAAAGCGGATTCACTGTTGAGCAGATAAACGGTGTCGTTGACAAGGCGATGCGTGACGGATTCATTCAGCAGAACGGCTACTCGCTCAAGACTATTCTGAGCGCGGGCATGTTCAACAAATTGCTTAACGGTAGCGAGCCTGAGAAGGAGTGGGACGTATCCAAGCAGGGACTGCTGGGACGGCATGAGGGCAAGAAGCGCGACTGGAGCGAGTACTATGCGCCTGATCCAGATGCTCAGGACTGCACATACTAGGAGGTGTAAAAATGATGGACGAACTGCTTAAAGAAATTGCACCACTTGTGGCAGCGGAGACAGCACGCGCAAGCAAGCAGTACGGAGACAGGTACGCAAGTGCGCACGAAGCGGAAAGCGTACTGCGGGAAGAAATTGAAGAACTGGCAGAAGAAAGCATACAGACGCAGATAGAATTGACATCAATGCAGAAAACTTTGCACAAACAACATACTTTAGAAAATTACTTACAGGTGAAGTTTTATGCTCTAAATGCCGCAGCAGAAGCGGTACAGGTTGCCGCCGTGTGTGAAAAAATATCACGGGGGTTTGAAGAATGACGAAGTTGCAAAAATATATCAACGAACAGTTCATAAAGCGAGTGATTGATAATTCATTAGAGCACAAGGCTTATATAAGCGAAGTCAGAAAACGCGCTTATAAAAAGAACGTTGGATTGCAGATGTTGAATCTTAAGAGGAAACAGCAGGCAATAGAGAAAAAATTGAAGGAGGTAAATCATGATGACGTTTGATTTTGACAACATACAAGAAGGAGATATTGCGATACTTCACGGAATAAGGGGTGTGTATAGCAAGACGGATAATAAATCATCATGTTATGGATGTGCGTTTAGAAATGTTACTTGCTATGAAACACTGTGCGATGAAAATCATATCTGGAAAGATGAATCAGAGGTAAATCATGAAGACATTTGAAGAAGCATGGGAAAATACCCAGAAAGATTATTCAGAACTTACAGCAAGTTCGTATGTCGGTCTGTCTCTGAACAGAACGAAGGAACTTGCACGGCAGATGTATGCTGAAGGCGTATCGGCTATGTGCTCGTTGCAGGACTACAGGAATTTCAACGAATGGTTTGAAAATTACGGTGAGCCGGAAAAGAAGCACTCGACCATGAGTATGAGACGAGAGGACTTGGCGGAGAAGGCATGGGAAGCGGCGACATATATAGCGGAACATAAAGAAAAGGAGCAGGAAAAATGAGAACAAGCATTATGTGGCGGCAAGGTATGCTAGATATGTACGGAGAGCGCAAGAGCCTCCGAGACTATCACA